ATCTACAAACCATATGTGAAATGGCAGGACGCAACTCTCAGTATGTATCCGAAAAAATACGTAAGAAAATACTTAGAGAAAATGGTTGGAATGTGGATGTTGCAGTAGATGGACGTAGAAAATCATATAGAAAAAATAAACACTTGACATTACCATAATATAAGATAATATAGTAATTATGAAAGATAAAATAAGTTGGCAAGATAAAAGAATAGCAGCGATTAATCGTTGGAGTAAAAAAAGAAAAGTTATTTGTAGCGATATGAATCCTTACTTTGATGAGTATTGTGATATTATACACAGTAAAGCAAGTAATAAAAAAGAATATAAACTAGAAAGGAGAAAACATGAAAACACTAACTACAGTAATTAGAATCAGAGAAGCTGGTGGCAAAACTGTATACGCATATATGGAAGCTGTTGTTTCTGATGCAAACAAAGCAAGCGAAGTAGCTCAAAAACTACAAGAAGCTAATGATCTTCAAAATGGAGATTATAAATACGTTGTAATGAGAGGCTCTTATTAATATGAGCTGTCTTGTAAACGAAGAAATAATGGAAAGACTTTATGAGGATTTTTTAGAAATTCTTACTAAAGATAATAAACTGCCTTTAGAGCAACGAGAGAAAGAAGCAGCTCTATTGGCTCGAGAGGAATTTGACAAACAATAGAAAGGAGGAAAATATGCAAGCAAATGTACAACCCAAAAACTATACGATTAAGTATTATTCTAAGTCGGATGGTAAGAAAGTAAAAAGACCGTACAACCCTGAAAGACAATATGAGTTCGTTGCAAAAAGCACTGGCAACTTAATCAAATGTTATTGGGACGAAAAAAAAGGTGCTTGGAGAAGATCTATTATAGAAAACATAGTCTCCATTAAACCTCTTAAAACTAAAAAAAAGAAAGGTAAGTAGTGGAAACTGAAGTAAAAGATATCTACGCCAGTAACAGAAGAAAGGGTATTACCATTAGAAAACACCCTAGTGGTGATGACCCTGAAAAAATAAAACTTTTTGGAGAATATAAAATTTGTTCTAAGTGCAGAGAAAGAAAACATATCTTTAACTTTGATTATAAAAGTAGAAACAAACCCGATGGAACTAAAAGGAAAGGCATTCAAGCTGAGTGTGGTTTGTGTAGAAAAAAACAAAAATTAAAAAAATATAACTCCGATCCTCATTCCTACGTTTTTCGTTTAATTCAATTGGCCACGCAACCTTCGGCCGTTAAAAAAGGACGTAAACCTTGTACTATGAAAGATGATGAATTTATGAATGAATGGCAAAAACAATATGAAAAAACAGGTTTATATTGTCCTAAAACAGAAGTTTTAATGACTTATATTGGAGGAAAAAATGTTGTGAACACCAATATCTCCATCGATCGCATTAACAATAAAATAGTTTATCAAAAAGGTAACGTTCAGTTTGTTACTAACATGTATAATAAAATAAAAGGTTTTTATAGTGAAGAAGAACTTAATAAATTTTGTTACAAAAGAGTTGAAATAATTGAAAGGTTAAAGAATGGATAAGAGAAGTACACCTTGTGGGGCAGTGGTAGGCTCTTGGTATAAAACCGACGTTGGTTCGATTTTTCTCGATGTCCTATTGTTCATAATCGTTAAACCAATAACTACCACATTAAACTTATGAAATTCAATAGTCTTATAGAAAGCATCATCGACGTTGGTTCCGGTTTTTTACTGGCGGTTGCCATACAGGTGTTTATCTTTCCTTTTTTCGATCTTTACCCTTCCATTTTAGATAGCATTAATATTGCGTTAATTTTCACGGTGATCTCGATGCTAAGATCTTGGGTGTGGAGAAGTTACTTTAGGAGACGATATGAAACTCATTAATGACGATTGTTTAAAAGTGCTGCCAACATTGGAAGAAAGCAGTATTGATTTAATTATAACTTCACCTCCCTATAATCTAGGGAATAATCACCATACAGGAAATAAACAACACAGAGCTTATAATGATAATTTACCAGAAGCAGAATACCAAGAGCAACAATTACAATTTTTAAATAAATGTTTTAAGGTATTAAAAGAAACAGGGAGTTTAATTTATAACCACAAAAATAGAATTAGAAAAGGAAGACAGTTATCTCCCTATGAATGGATTTTTAAATCTAATTTTGTTGTTAAACAAGAAATAGTTTGGGTAAATAGAAGTCAAAATTTTGATAAAATGAGGTTTTATCCTTTTACTGAAAGACTATACTGGCTAACTAAAAAACCTGAAACAAAATTATTTAATGCTATTAATCATTACGATGTTTTTGATTGGAAAGAATGGAAACCGGTCGGCACTAAGGGAAATCATACTAGAGCATTTCCTGAAAAAATGGTGGAGGATATATTAAAATGTTTTCCTGATGCTAAAGCTGTATTAGATCCTTATATGGGAAGTGGCACAACGGGTGTTGTAGCTAAAAACTTAAATAGGCAGTTTATTGGAATAGAGTTAGATAAAAACTATTTCGATATGGCTGAGAAAAGGATAAATGAAAATCATTAATTTGCTATTGTTGAAAAGTCGTGCTACACGTCAAGCCATGCACAATTCTCCCTATGATATACAAATGATGAGTATGTTTATTTTTATTACGTTGTATTTGATTATGGAGGTTATTTTTTAATGGATAAAAAATTTTACGAAATTATATACGATTGCATAGCTAGTGGTCAAGTGTCTTCTGATCGTATCGCTAAGTACCTGAAAGATAAGGGTTTTTATAAGTATTGGAAGGAGAGAAATGGGAGTACCAAGAAGATTAACTGAAAAACAAAGAGAGTTTGCTAGGATTTTAGTGCTTAATAAAGGTACAATAACTAATACTCAATGTGCAATTGAAGCTGGCTATGGAAAAGCAGCAAGAATCAGAGCACACGAATTACAAAGTCCAAAAAGATATCCTTTAGTGGTTGAATATATTAAGGAACTACGAGAAAAAAATTTTGAAGACAACAAACTAGCCATTAATAGAATTTTAGAAGAATTTTATTATTTATTAAAATCAGCGCACGAAAAATTAAGTGAGGATCATAAAAAAGGAAATTTCAAAAGAGTTGTAGTAACAGTAAATAAATTTAAGGAAGTTTTTAATATGTTGGGATATAATAACAACGCTACAATAGTATATCTTGCCGAAGAGACACGTCCGTATAAAACTAATCATTATAAGATAGGTAAAACAGGTAGTGGTATAGAAGCGAGATCCACAGGAAGAACGGACAATCCTTTTGGTTTAAACTACATAGCTACTTTTGAATATATTCCAAGAAATGGATTTGATTTAGAAAAAACCCTTCATAATTTTTTTAAACGTTTTTCTACATATAATAAAACATATAATACTTCAGCTTCGGAATGGTTTTCTGTAAAAAATAGAAACACAATGAATAATAATTTTAGAAAAATAGGAACCTATTTTTTAAATAAAAATGAATTATTACATACCTATAAATATTATGGAAAGGATGGTTATTTTAAATGAAAAATCTAGGGTATAAAATACAATATAAAGGCAACACAAGGCGTTATCTCGTTAATGATCGTTGGGTAACTGCTCGTGGAGTGCCTAAACTTAGAGAAAAACAAGACCAAACCGATAGTCTATATCTAAATTCTGAACGAGGTAAAATTATGGAGGTCATTAACTCTATTTTTCTAAGATACAAGCATAAAAAAGATAGACGTAAGGTATGGTATCCTGAGGTGGACAAAAAAGAACTATGGCTTATTATTATGAATCACATTGCTTATATGAAACAAAAATTTCCTAAAAGTAAGGGTCGTTTGTGCTTTTTCTGTGAAAAACCCTGGACGTATATAAGACGAAAAAAAGGAAACGGTGTGCGTAAGCTAGGCTCGGTGGTTACTACTAATTTTTCTATTGATCGTTTTGATTGCGAACAGACTTATAAAAAAGGTAATATTGTTTGTTGCTGCTTTGCTTGTAATGCTCGTAAAGGTAGCTCGACTAAAGCGGATTGGAGAACGTTTATTAAAAGAGAAAAGGAACTTAAAAAAATTAATGAAATGGAATAAACTTTATAAATACCCTAAAAGCTCTCGTTCTTTAGTAGAGGGCAATCGTCATTATGATATTAGTAACGAGAAACTTCCTTCGGTGACGACTATTATTTCTCTAACGCAATCTGAAGAGAAAAAGAAAAGCTTAGAGCAATGGAGAAAAAGAGTGGGAGAGCAAGAGGCGGAGAACATTAAAAATACTTCAGCTACTCGTGGCACGCTGATGCATTCTTTTTTAGAGTATTATGTACGAGGCGAAAAGCTTCTTGATACTACAGACGAGGGAAAAGTGGCGAGCGGCATGGGGCAAATCATCATAGATCAGGGACTTA